ACAACAAGGCTCAATACATCAAAGTACCACTTATAAGTATGTATAAGCTTAGTTATATCTTCATTTCCCTCATACGTTTTTAACAACTCTGGTACACACTTTGCTTGTGTATACCCCTCTGGTAAGGGCGGCAACTTACAGTTAGCTGTTACATATAGCGGGTGATTAAGTACCTCTTTGTTTATCTCCATCATTTTTTATCCACTCCTCAGGAATTTTCCCCTCTGCCCACATGATTCCGTTTGCTGTTGCCCATTCCCCATACGTAGTAGAACTCTGCTTTGACAAGCGTTGGCTTGCCCTTTGAAACACTATCCGTAGGTCCAGCCCCGGATTCTGTTTCTTTACAGCTTTCAGCTTCGCACGATCTGAGGGAACGAAATAGCCCTTGGCTTCCAACAGAAACGGTCTCTGCGTCTGCAAAAGGAAATCTGGTTTGTATTTGCATACCTTTACGTATCCAATAATTCTCGATTCGTACCCAAACTTGACACCAGAAGTTTCCAACTGGTGTGCAAGCTTGGATTCAAATTGGGACCTGTATTTAGAAGTCCCCTGTGATTTTCGGTTCAGCCACTTCATTATTGTCCTCTGGCTTTGGCGCACCAAAAGCAGAGTCAGGGAAAGATTCTCCCCCGGCTACAAAACCCTCTTCTTCTGGGGTAAACCCAAAGTTAGAGGCATTCCCTCCGCTATACTGGTGCAATTCAAAAACTTGAACTGCCTTGCAACGCAAGCTTACGCCGCAACCAAGGAGGGGAGTAAACCAAGGATAAACCTCGGCGGCTACTTTGAGAGTAGAACCCCCACCAACTCTGTCTTGAATTGCGTTACCCTTAGAGTCAAACAAAGCGGGGCGTTGTTCCCAAGACTGCCCTGTTTTCTTGCTCACAATCTTTGCGGCAAGGGTGAACTTAATTTCAACATCCCCGGTTTCTACCCCGGAGTCATTCGTCACCTTTTTCCAAGGCATCTCCGCTGTTTTCAACTCCTTCTTCTTTTCCTTTGTGCAAGTATCTTTGTAGTGTCTCACAAAGACTTCCTTCACCGCTTGAATAAACGGCTCGGCTTCCTCACGTTTACAAACGAGGCGAACAGAGTACTCTCCGTCTGCCTTGAATTTTTTGTCAGGCTCATTAAGCTTCGGATACTTCGCAGTACCCTTCGGGCTGACAACCCGCATTAATTTTGGTCTTTCATTCATTTTTGTTTCTCCTTTTTGTGAATACTGAATTTCCCCAACTTGTTTTTCATTTGGCTGTACACTTCTGAATCAATCGTAGACTTCTTTTCGCTTCGGCTGATGCCTAAACGTTTTCTACGATTCATGTTTGCATACAATCCTTGTTTCATTTTTTCTCCTTATTTACGAAAAGAAGTAGTTGCTTAACTCCAACTTGGAAACGTCTAAGTCTCCAAGTTTCGGGAGTGGAGGTAATATGCAACTATGTCTTTTCATTTTGTTGGCTCCTTCTATGTATCTATTTATCTCCTCCCGAAATTTATTTAGCAAGTTTTCTCTAAATATTTTTGCGTATACCTTGCGAAGAGTTTCAGCCATTGACTTAGCGTCAGCGGCCACTACCCCGAAGGAATCATGTATCATGGCAAAGTTTTTAATTTCTGGCAAGTCAAAAACTGTCTGATGCAAACAGGCAGAATCCAGAGAGTGAACGTAGTTAGGACTGATGCCGTTAACTTGGCGGCGCATACTCATTTTTTTCTGGTCAACGGCAAGTTTATGGTATCTCACTTTCCCGGCCAAAGTTGACTTGACCATCTTAGTCAAGCTTTTTGGGTAGTCTTGCACAACCGGGAACCCGCTAGGGGTTACCCAACGAATATCTATTTTTGCCTTGCAACAGGCCCGGGCCACTTGCTGAAACCAGCCCATACACTCCTGAGCCTTACCTACTACTTCCTTAATGCTGGCCCATACAATAGGAGTGAGATAGACGCAAGCTCTAAATGAAGTTACGTCAGCGGGGAAAGAACGCTTTAAAAGCTCTTCGTCAAGCCATTCCTCAAGATAAATTCTGCAAGCAGTATACGTCCCACCATAAGGAAGAATCATTACAGGCCGCTTAGTTGTCTTTCTTGTAATACCAAACTGCAACCAAGCCTTTGCCAAACTATCATCTTTTTGCTTTAGCTTTTCAATTACTCTATGGGCTACGTCAGCGTATATGTCCCGGGGATGGGTACTAGGTAAGCAGTTAGTAGCCTCGGCCCCATCCGTATCCCTCATAAGTAAGGATAGAATCTGCAAGCCGTTGTTACTGGCATCTAAACTTATAGGCAATTTACTTACAAACTTATCCCCTTTTTCAACTGCCTCGCCAAACTCAAACACCCATGCAAGGAATTGCCAAGGCTCATCAGCCGCAGACCAAAAATCCAAGTTACCTAATGGGTCCTTAGCTGTACTTAAAATGACTTTTTTATTTTCATCTACCCAGCCAATACGTTCCTCAAGAGGGGCCTTGTCTAAGCCATAGCAGTTAGCCCCATGAAGCTTAAGGTATGCCCAAGCTGTTTCGTCTAGTTTCTTACCTTCTTTAAATATCAATAAGCCCCGGGCAAGGTCCGTACCCTGAGGAGTTAAGAAGTACGGTAAAGCGTACACCCTACCTCTAAAATCAATTTGATAAGGAAAGTAAATAGCCTCTGTATCTTGAAGCTTCTTAGCCAACGAAACAGTCCGGGCTACCTGCAATCTTTTGCTTTTGTTCTTTGCATTAAATTCGTAGACCTTGGCGGCTTGCCTCTTCCATGCTTTCCTTGCATCAGAATTACCAGCTATATCTAACGGCTTGGTTGGTATCTCCATCAAATTGCTGTTTGGTAAAACGTTGTTTGCCGTGTAGCCATTATCCCAAAAGTGACATACAATATCTAATAGCTTTTTATTAATAATCCACTTGGTCCCCTGCATACGGTTGATAGCCTCGTATACAACAGGCATCGAATGGTTCTCAATAAGCCGCTTAAATGCCCTGTTGCGGGTTTTAACAATGCAGGGCCGCTCAGAAAACACACCGTCACCATACCCGCCACCGTAGGGGTTTCCGTCCTTCCAGACCTTAGGCGGCTCCACCATAGGCATAAGGGTAGGGTTTAACTGTTCATTAAACTTGTCATACTTTTCAATCCAATCTGCTGTTACGGATGAGGCTACAATGTAGCTACACTTTTTATTCCCTCTCTCATACATGGCCTCAATATCTATGAGTCCTGTAGCCTTCCTAAATACTTCAATACAGGCCATGCCCAAGTGAAGCTTCTCAGTAGGAGTCCACCATTTCCAAACAAACCCGGCTTGCTTTACACGGTGGTTAGCTACAAGCCTCCTAAGAGAGTACCCAATCTTCCTATCGCATTCTAAACGGATTGCTCTCCATGTCTCAGGCTTTTCTTTGTGCATTTTAGTAAACCGGGCCTCATCCTCTAGGGCCGCACCAATGGCTATAGCTGTAGCTGTAAGGGGTCGGCGGCTACTGATACAGTCAAGTAAACAACGGCACACAATAAAACTAGATAACTCTGGCTGAAACAGGTCCAACAGTTTAACGCTAGAGTGGTTTACCCCGGGTTTTGTTTTGGCCTGTTTAATCCATTGAGCCATCTCAACTGAAACATCATGGACAGAATTACGCAACAAGGTAGCCCCGGCAGAACTAGCAGTTTCCCGCTGTTTGCTTTTGGCTTGGTTGGTCTTGGAACGGTACTTGGTAATACCTTCCGAAACCATCTCCTTGTTGAGTACTTCTTGCTTCACTTAAAATCTATGTATGAAGCACCAACAGTAGTGTGAGTGGGTACGCCCTGCTCAGGGTTTTTATACCAGTTAACACAACGCTCCATTAAATCATTCTCCCTTAGCTCTGCGGCTACCAAGGCAGACTTAATTTCATCACGTTCCCTCTCAAGGCTATCGCACTTTTCTTTTAGAGAGTTAATCGTCTTAACTAATGTGGATACAGTTTCGGCTAACACCGATTCAATCTTGTTCATTTTTAGCTCCTTATTCTAAGGCTTGGGTTGCTTGTTTCAGTTGGGCTGGGCAAAGGTGGGCATAGCGCATCGTTATCTGAATGCTCTTATGTCCCAAGTATTCTTTCACCGTTAGGATTGGAATACCTGCTTGCACCAATCTGCTTGCACACGTATGCCGCAAGGCATGGGGTACAAATTCTTTATCAGTAGCTAGGCTCATAATGCCCCGGGCTTCATTCCAAGCATGATTAAATGTAGATTGACTAATCATACCAAAAGGCTTTGCGTCTCCACTAGCCTTCCTTTCGTCTATCATTTGTTTTAACCA